TGGTTGATAACGTATCCGCCAGGGATCATACCCATGTTACCGATAGCGTTAATGTCATTATCTGAAGTTGCAGTTCTTAACTGACTCTTCATTAATCTTTCAGCTACGAACTGAAGATTAACTGGAATGATCATCTTTGTTGCCTTTACAGCGATTTTAAGACCACGATTGTCAATGAAACCAGCAATGTCAATTAATGATTGCTCTAAAGAAGTTTCATTAAGGTCAGCAGATGTTGATAGTTCGTTGGCATAGTTGCCACCTGCTACTGTTAAGTGAGCAGTTGAACATAATTCAACACCGTCTCCACCTGTGTAGGAAGAGTTAAATGCTCTGTTAAGAACATTTGCGCCTTTGATTTCTTTAGCGTTAGCCATTGAACGTGCTAAAGCCTTTGTGTATCTAGAACTTAGGCTGTCGTAAAGGTTATCCTCTACGGCTTCCTCAGTAATAGCAAATGCTAAAGCAATTGTTTCGTGTGAGTAACGACTAGTGAAAGCTTCTGTAGCATCGTCAAATTGTACGCTTGCTCCTTCAGCTTTTACTGGTGC